AGTTTTCTCATGCAGGACTAAACTCAACACAAGAATATGCTAGGTTTGAGGTTAACATTGATGATCTTAGTTATAGCGCTGGAACATCAACAGACAAGAGAAACCTTTCTTTAAACAGATATATTGTTGCAACAAAAGCCCTTAAGGATTTAAATAAGACAGACAATTTTGACTGGAGAGAAACCTCTACAGCAAAAATATATGCATGTGTTACTGAGGCTGGGTCTCCATCAGATCAGTTTTATGTTTGCTTAGACGGACTAAGGCTTGAAAATATTACATCTACTAATTCTTTGTACGGACTAACAGGATATTCTGTAATTAAAAGTGTAGGGTCAAGGCCAATAATAAAGTCAGCAAACACAACAAACTATATTGAGTTTAGATTTGCTTTGGACGTTGGATAATGGCAGATAAAGGAATTAAAAATGTTGTTATTAAAAAAGATTTGCTTGGAAAAGTAACATCATCAAACTCAAGAGTTGTTAGGTTTAGACTTATTGCAGAAGATAAAAATAGAAAATCTGCGTATTCAAAAATATTTATTACTGACTCACAGGCAATTATTGTAGGGCAAGGAGATGTTAACCTAGTTGGAAATACGATATCTGTAACATGGTCTAGCAGCCAGTCTTCAGTGCAGATATCTTATGATGTCTTTGTTGGCTTTGATGGATTAACGCCGTCCTACCTGGGGACATCTTCATCACAAAATTATTCTTTTTTAAAAACTGGGACACAGTCTGTAAGAGTCATAGTTCAAATTTCATCAATAAATCCAGTACTTACACCATCGCTTGATGTGTATGATTCTGGAATCGTGAGTCTGGTATAATTATAGTATGGCAATTTTACCTGTACCAGAAAGAGGGCAACCATTAGATGTTACATACATCTATCAGATTGTTAAGGCTATTAATGATCTTTCTGTTCAGATATCACCATCAACATATAAGTATGTGACAGTTGATACACCTAACGCTGGAAAGCAAAGCGTCAAAGCATCAGAGGCAAGAGTTATAGGTGGATATGTTCAAGTCACAACAAGCACAACACAGACTGCTGGGTCTTCCCAACCATTTTCTTATGATTTTCCAAGCGAATTTAAGTTTGCTCCAGTAGTAACAGCAACACCAGTAAACGTTGGAAATACAGATGCAGGTAAAGATGTTACAGTAACCCTAAAAAGCGTGTCAACCTCAAAAGTTGAGGGAACAGTTAAGTTTAATGCTGGAGGCGACACAAGTATTGGTATTAACCTAGTAATCATTGGAATACCAAATTAATGATTAAATGTACAAAATGTAGTGGAAGAATGTTTATAGACAGACAGTATACAGAGATAAATAACTTAGAACTTTATTGCATTCTATGTGGAGAAAGAAAATTCTTTCACCCACCAAGCAATTCTCAGGAGGGCCGATGGCTACTAAAAAGGGAACAATTGAGAGCGAAAAGTACAATGAGTCACCTGTAATACCAGGCAACAAAAAGGTATGGTTTCTTAACGGGGACTTAGTTAGAATTCATCACTACAACCACTCTAACGGAATCATGTCCGTTTACAATATTACAAAAGATCAGATCGAAAGTTGTTTAATTAGTGAGTTTAAAAATAAAAGAGAACGTGCATACACAGTTGGCCAGACTGCTGATTTAGTTAATCGTCATAAAAAATATATGCCATCACTAATGAAACGAGGAGTCATTCCGTTTCCAATGGGATCTCAAAAAGGTGGTGCAAGAGGTTTTCAAGTAAGATCATATTATTCAGAATCGCAAGTAAAAGAGATCCGTGATATACTTGCTTCATACCATATCGGTAGACCAAGAAAAGACAAATTAATAACAAATGATATTACGCCCAGTAAGCAAGAGTTGACACGAAGAATGGGCGATGGTATACTTACTTATAGAAGAACTGAAGATGGGCGATTTGTTCCAATTTGGAACGAGTCTATTTAACGAAGGGTATAAAATGTCAGACAGCAATTATGTAGTAACAAATGAACCAACAAAGGTATCTGTAACACTTGGATACACATTAAATCTAGGAAATTTCCAATCACTAAGACTTGATCTTGGCGTTGTTGATAGTTCACGCAATGGTGAGACAGTCGATCAATCTTTTGAGCGTGTTTACAAGTTTGTTGAAGACAAACTAACTGCAAAGATTTTAGAAGCCCAATCGGAGGCTGCTGAAGGATAATGGCAGAACGCAAAGACCGTATGGCTTTGCTTTCAAGATACAGCAAGTATCATACCGCAAGGTACGAATCAAAGCCATCCCTAAACTTAAATGTAGAGCAGTGGGCTTCAGATGCCCTTGTAGAATCATACACGCTGCCAGGATGCTACGATATACTTGAGTATTACTTTTCAGTTGCAGAGAACCCTTCGTGGAACTACTTTGCATACAATGCAGAAAAAATATTGCAGGCACAAAAAGATAAAATTAAAGACAATGAAGAGAGAGCAGAGCGTAGACGAATGGCAAAGGAGTGGTTAAGTGAATAATACAGAGGCAAAACTACTTACCGCTGTCTTAAAAGACAAACAGATCCATGTTCTACTTCAGGCAAATGTCGACAACCTTCTAAGAACTCACGGAGATATATGGAACTTCGTAAGATTATATTTTGAAAACAACTCAGTCCTTCCTCCAGCAGAACTGGTTACTGAAAAGTTTAGAGACTTTGAGCCAGTAGCAGGTATTGGTGCGACAAAGCATCACCTTGAAGAACTTCAGGGCGAGTATCTAACAGATAGCCTAAAAGACATTATTAGATCTGCAGCATCTGAGATTCAAAACAATAATGGAACTGGTGCACTTAACGAATTAATTACTAAGACTTCAGAATTAAAAAAGAACACTGCTGCAATTCGTGATATTGATGTTACAGATCTTGAGTCTGCTATTGCATACTTTGAAAATGTAAAGAAACAGCAGGCTTTAGGTTTGTCTGGAATTAAGACAGGCCTTCCAGGGTTTGACAACTACCTTCCTTCAGGAATTATGCCAGGACAACTTGGAGTATTCCTTGCATATCCAGGAATTGGTAAGTCATGGCTTGCTCTTTATTTTGCTGTTCAGGCTTGGAAGCAGGGAAAGTCTCCAATGGTAATCTCTCTTGAAATGAGTGAGACAGAAGTTCGCAACCGTGTATTTACAATTATGGGAGAAGGTCGTTGGTCACACCGCAAGATAAGTAACGGTGAGATTGAGATTGACATGCTAAAGGATTGGCATGCAAAGAATCTTGCAGGAAAGCCTGAGTTTCATATTATTTCTAATGATAGCGGTGGAGAAATCAATCCTTCAGTTCTTCGTGGAAAGATTGATCAGTATAAGCCAGACTTTGTAATTGTTGACTACCTTCAGTTGATGGCTCCCAACCAAAAGTCAGATAACGAAACGGTACGAATGAAGAACCTTTCAAGAGAACTTAAACTAATGGCTATTGGTGAAGAGGTTCCTATTATTGCTATATCATCTGCTACACCAGATGATGTTAATGACCTGTCTACAGTCCCTACACTGGGTCAAACGGCATGGTCTAGACAGATTGCTTATGATGCTGACTGGGTTCTTGCCCTAGGTCGTGGAACCAATAGCGACATCATTGAGTGTGCCTTTAGAAAGAATCGTAATGGATTTATGGGAGACTTCCTAGTTCAGTGCGACTTTGACAAGGGATATTACAGGTATAAAGACTTTGAAGATAAGTAGTTATAATATGGTATGTCAAAAAAGAGTGTCAACACTTATGATTCATACCATCATAAAACCATTAAAAGGTTTTACCTTGATGGAATAATCCATGACGACTCAATGATCGGAAGGCTCAAGGAAGAGTATATAAGATTGTTGATATCAGAAATGAAACTAAGTGGTTATGTGCCAAGAATTGATCTTGACCCAGACTTCACTATAAGGTATAATGATATAAAGAACTTTTTTGAATTTAAACTATCGATACAGGCAGTCTACGCAGGGAAGAGGAAAAGTGAATGGATAGCAGGAATAGACGGAACCAATCCAATATTTATTCCGCAGAACAAGTCAAGCGAGTCCTTACAGGATCGGGTATAACAGTAGAGTCTGAACTTGATGCAGACTTCATGATATTCTGTCCATTTCACAATAACCATAGAACCCCAGCAGGAGAAGTACAAAAAGATAGTGGAATGTTTTTTTGTTTTTCTTGTCAAAAATCTGCAGACCTTATAGAACTTGTTATGCATACTTCTGGAAGAACATATTTTGAGTCTGCTAGATTTATTAAGAGCAAAGAGAAGTTAACTAATCTTACGACAGAAATTGATAAGGTCCTTGTAAAAGAAGAGCAGTATAAGACATTTGATGAATTAATTATTAAGAGGTTGCACAATAATCTTGTTGCTTCAGAAAGAGCAAAAAATTATTTTACATACAGGAAAATTGAAAAGTCTTCATGCATAAAGTTTGGACTAGGCTATTCGGAAAAACAAGATATGGTTACTGTTCCAGTTCATAGCCCAGACGGTATCCCTCTTGGATTTGTTGGAAGATCTATTGAAGGAAAAGATTTTAAGAATACACCAGGACTTCCAAAAAGTAAAACACTTTTTAACTTGCATCGTGTAAAGAAATCTGATAGAGTATATGTAGTGGAATCTTCATTTGATGCTATTAGGCTTGATCAGGTAGGACTTCCAGCAGTAGCAACCCTGGGCGCAAACGTGTCAAGCACACAAATAGAATTGCTTCAGAAGTATTTCAATAACATAATTGTTGTTGCAGATAATGATGAGGCGGGAGGAAACATGAAGGACAGGGTAGTTGAAAAACTTTCTAGTCGTGTTTCTGTTATTAAACTAAACAATCAGTATAAGGATATTGGTGACATGCCAGACGAAGAACTAAGAAATTTAGAGTTTCAGTTTGACAAATCAATATCACTTATGCTAAACTAATATAACAACCAAAGGAGAATAATATGAGCGTAGTAAAGGGACTCAAGAACATTAATGCCCTGCTCGACAAGCCAAAGTATGAAAACGACGGGCCAAAGGTAAAGTGGCTAAAACTTGCAGATGGTCAATCTGTAAAGATTCGATTCATCGAAGAACTCGATGAGGATTCTGCAAACTATAACGAAAAGCGTGGACTAGCACTTGTTGTTAAGGAGCACGTAAATCCAAAGGACTACAAGCGTAAGGCTGTAGATACAATGGAATCAGAAGGCCGTGACTGGGCAGAAGAAATGCACCGCAAGGATCCAAAGGCTGGATGGCGTGGCCGTCTTCGCTTCTATTGCAACGTACTAGTTGATGATGGAATTGAAGCACCATATGTTGCGATCTGGTCAATGGGTATCAGCAAGCAGTCATCATTTAATACAATTCGTGAGTATGCACTAGAAACAGGTAGCATCTCAAACGTACTGTGGAAGTTAAAGCGTAATGGTCAGGGAACTGAAACTAATTACACACTTATTCCATCAGCACCAGACAAGGAACCATTTGATTGGAAGGACATTGAGCCTTATCCTCTTGAGTCAGCACTTAAGAAGATTCCTTATTCCGAGCAAGAAGCATACTATTTGGGCTTTGATGGCCCATCTGTAACTTCATCTACCAACGCAGATTGGTAATATGAACTACGTCGGCTTACATGTCCACACCCATTTTAGTTTATTTGATGGGATTGCTACTCCAGAAGAATACGTTGACCGTGCAGTTGAGTTAGGGATGCCAGCAATTGCCATCACTGACCACGGTACTTT